GTTACAGTCCAATACTCGGCTCCTTTGTCATCACCCTCAAATACAGATTCCAACGCATCCAACGCCTGCTGCATCAGTTCTCGGTCAGTCATGGCGCACCTCTCTTTCGGATAGCGAAGGCGCAGTTGTTGAAGGCAATGTCGCGAGTAATCGTCCAGCGGTCGTTGTTCTCTCCGCTGCTGGCAATTTCCTCACACACCTTCGCACACGCCTCGCGTTCTCTCGCAATCTTTTCCTCAATCTGCCAGCCAAGTTCCTCCAGTAGCTCCTCAGTCGTTTCACCGTGACCAGTTGCATAGGCACGAGCCATCATCCACTCGGCTACCTTCTCGCGCTCCGCTGCTGCGACTAGGTGGGCAAAGCGTTCAAAAACTTCAAGAGGCATGTACTCAACACCCGGGCGCACTTTCCCAGCCTCCCGCGCCATGCGGATAATGTCATCCCTGTTCATTTTTTATCTGTCCTGTATGTCAGCGTTTTTGGATCGTAAGCAGATGTTCTGCCGCCTTGGCCTGTCCAAACAACATGCACCATGTCCGCAAAGAAGTACCAGCAGCCGTGTATCGTTGTACCGTCACGCATTGATGAGATAACCTTGCGCCCTGTCGTGCTGTCAGGGCATGAGTAGTTCAAGAATAAAATCTTCCCGCCAGCTTCATTAGGGGTTTCTAGCCACTCTTCAGCATGTACGCTCGTGCAGATCAGTAACGCTAGTAGCCATTTCATTCGTCATCCCCCAGTAGCATTCCCAAAATAATCGCTAAGCCCACCGCTAGAACGCCAATCCCAGCGCCTATAAACAGCAGCCCAAGAACGACGGTAGTCATTTGATGACGATCAGAAGCAGCAGCAACCCACACAGCGCCCATGCGTAAGCAATGTTTTGGAACTTCCGGCGGCGCAGAGATATGTCGTCAGTCAAGAGAGACTCCTGCAGCAGCTCCATGTCGTAGCTGTATTCCATATTGGAGCGTGGCACATAAAACTTGCCAATCTCAATGCCGGTCTTCGTCCTGTAGGGTGTAATCTTTGGCTTGTCCATTGTGTAACCTCCTGTCAACTAAGCGCACTGTACCTGATTTAATTCCAAGTTACAACAGTTTGCTAAAAAAAATTGGTTGTGGTTTAATCTGGAATTAACGGAGGTTTGTATGACGCTGCAAGAATATTTCATCGATCAACCGCGTGGCGCTAAAGTAAAAATGGCGCGGGCACTCGGTGTTACTAAGAACTGGGTTAGCCAATTGCTAACAGGTGAGAAGCGCCCAAGCCCAGCATTAGCTGTAGCGATTAGCAAATATACCAAGGGCGTTGTGACGAAAAAGAATTTGCGCCCAGACATTTTTGGGTAGTATGATCATCGGGAACGGCTAGGGAGTGCAACCCGAAGAGACGATTCGTTACCGTCCTGCCTGACCCACCTATTTTAGTAACGACAGCCAATAACGTGAGGCTAATATGCATTACTACCAATTCCACATTGGCGACTATCGCGCCGCAACTTCTCATTTAAGCAACGAAGAAGACCTCGCTTACCGCAGGCTTCTGGATATGTACTACGACTCTGAATCACCAATACCCACCGATATTGATTGGGTTAGCCGTCGGTTACGGTTGGGTTCTGATGTGGTTACGTCGGTGCTAAAAGATATGTTTGAGCCTACCGAAAAAGGGTGGGTAAACAAGCGTGCAGATGCCGAAATTCAGGCATACCATGCCTTTAAGCTCAAACAGCAGACCAATGGAAAGCGAGGCGGTAGGCCGAAGAAAACCCAAGCCAAACCCACCGGTAACCCAGAGGAAACCCAACATGAACCCAAAAAAACCCTAACCACTAACCATAAACCACTAACCATAAACCATAAAGAAAAACCCCCCATACCCCCCAAGGGGGGCAACCCTGCCATCAGCTTGTCTACCTACTTAGAAAAATGTAAACAAGAAGGGTGTAAGCCGATACCTGAAGACAGCGCAGTTTTTGATTACGCGAAAAAGATTGGTCTGCCGAGTGACTTTCTAAAGTTGCAATGGCTTGAATTCAAGTCGAGGTACGGCTTGCCAAACTCTAAGCGCTATAAGCGTTGGGATACGGTTTTCTACAAGTCGGTTCAGGGCAACTGGTTCAAGCTCTGGTACGTTGAAAACGGTGATTACGGTTTGACAACGGTTGGACAGCAGGCGAAAAAAGCGAATAGGGAGGCAGCATGAGACCGGTTGATATGCCGTTGCATTTTTCGATACAGGCTGAGCAGTCGGTTCTTGGTAGCTTGCTGGTTTCTAACGCATCGTTTGACAAAGTTACCGACCTGACAACTGAGGACTTTTACCATCACGACCACCGCAAGATTTTCGACGAGATTGTTCGGCAAATCTCTGCTGGCAAAATTTGTGACGTTATAACGGCCTACGACGGCCTTAAAGACGAGATTGACGATGGGTTGAAGTATCTACACCAACTCACCGAATTAACGCCTTCAGCGGCCTCTATTCGATCCCACGCGAACATCGTTATCGAATATGCAAAAAAGCGCAAACTGATCGGGGTTTGTCGGGAAGCGATTGATGAAGCGCCCCAACGGAAGGTTGCTGAGCTGTCGGATTGGGTAGCCAGCGAGTTAGAACGGCTATCAAAAGGCTCTACAGGGCGCGATCCTGAGGCGATCAGCGAATCGTTAAAGACCTACGTTGACCTGCTGCAGGCTCGTATTGATGGAACGATTAAGCCCATCTCCACAGGCTTCATCGACCTTGATAACCGGTTGGACGGTGGATTTGAGCGCGGTACGTTGAACGTACTGGCTGCGCGGCCTTCAATGGGTAAGACTGCATTTGGGCTGGCGCTGGCTCGAAACGTAGCCGAGTGGGGTAGCGTTGGGTTCCTATCGATGGAGATGCCGGTATCTCAAATCAACGACCGAAACGTAGCGGCGATGGCGCGAGTTCCTATCTCATGGCTGCGCAAGCCAGACGAGACAAACGAGGAAAACTGGACAAGGCTGACTGCGGCCTTTGCTAAAGCTCAGCAGATGAAGCTCTGGATTGATGACGAGACAGGCTTGAACATGAGCGCGATCCGAGCCAAGGCTAGATTCATCAAGCGTCGCTCAGGGCTAGACCTGCTGATCATTGACCAGCTTTCTTTTATCACTGGCAGCAACGCTGAGAACAAAAGCTACGAGATTGGCGAGTACACCCGTGGCCTGCTGGCTTTAGCGAAAGAGCTGGACTGCGTAGTTGTCCTCTTAGCTCAGCTCAACCGAGAGTGCGAGAAGCGCAATAACAAGCGTCCGATACTGTCTGACTTGTCTTCTTCGGGTTCGATTGAGCAGGATGCCTCAACGGTGATGATGCTGTACCGAGACGAGATTTATAACCCTGACACACCAGATAAGGGTATCTGCGAAGTCATTACGGTAAAGCAGCGACAAGGTGAGCCGGGGGTTACGCCGTTGACTTACATCGGGAATCAAACTAGGTTTGAGAGTGTGGCGTTTAGCTGGAAGCCGCCAGCGATGCGCGATGAGCCGCGTGATCGTGGATTTGATTAAAAGGTGAGTTTTGAACTATGCATCAGAATTTCAATTCCAGTGTCTCGTCCGTGCGGTTATCCGAATGCGGATCAAAGACAGGAATCAAGCTCATGACTTTCTGCGAATGTGGGAAAAGAACCATGATGATTACGAGCTCAGGGCTATGGTTAAGGCTCAGTGGGATGCTGGAAACAGGGGTCAGTACGGAAATTGGAAATAATTAAAAAGGGCCAGCGATGATTCATTACCACGGATTGCCAATTACACCAGCTACCGCAGCGTTGAGAGCAATAAGCGGAGGTCATGCTTTTGTTTCGTACCGGCACCCTGATCAACTTACATTAGCGCTTGAGTCCTCTCAGAGCTTTGCGTTAGACAATGGAGCGTTCAGCGCTTGGAAGTCTGGGGAGCCAGTAACTGATTGGAGCCCATTTTATGAGTGGGTTGCAGAGTTGCATCGTTATCCGGCTTTTGATTTTGCTGTTATTCCTGATGTCATTGATGGCGATGAAGCAGACAACGACGCGCTGTTGAATGAGTGGCCTTGGAAGGATGTTGCGCCTCACATTGGGGCTCCGGTCTGGCACTTGCATGAAAGTCTTGAAAGACTAGAGCGCCTTGTCCTTAATTGGCCTCGTGTTTGTTTGGGCAGCTCTGGAGCTTATGCGCAAATCGGAACTCCAGAATGGTGGACTAGGATGGCTGAAGCAATGAATGTAATTTGTGATCGTGCTGGACGGCCTTGCGCAAAAATTCATGGGTTGCGGATGCTGAATCCTGAGGTGTACACGCGGTTCCCATTTTCTTCTGCTGACAGCACGAACATCGGACAAAACATCGGTATAGACTCCGCATGGAAGGGGACTTATACCCCACCAACAAAAGAAGCCCGCGCTGCCTTAATGAGGGAAAGAATTGAATCTAGCCAGTCGCCGATGTTCTGGAATAAAAAAATAGCGTTAATCCAAGAGTGTTTATTTTAGGGAGATTGGAAATGACTGAACTAAGCAACTTTCAAAAGAACTTTCTAGCCAACAGTGGGCATATGCAAGTGTTCACTCAGGCTGAGTTTGATGAGGCATTAGCTGTCGCCAAAGCCGAGATTATGACGGTGGCGATTGAGACAACGAAGACCGCTATCCTGATTGAGCGTGAAGCCTGCGCTGAGTTGGTCGAGCGACTGGCAGACGAAGAAGAGGAAGGCGAAGTCTGCACCGCGTTAAAGAATGCAGTAGCTGCGATCAAGAGCCGTATCCCAGCTCAGCGACAATGATTTGGATCGGTATAGACCCCGGCTTACGCTCAGGTGCCATTGGAGCGGTTGATCATGATGGGCGGTACGTTGGGGTGCATGACATAGCTGCGGTAGGTGACCGGATAGATGCGAGAGCGTTAAAGCAGTTGATCTTAGACATGACTGTGGCGGGGGATGATTATGCAATCTGCGTGGAACAGGTTTGGTCGTTGCCAAAGCAGGGGATCGCTAGTTCGGGCAGGTTTATGCGTGCCTATGGTGCTATTGGTGCTGTGTGTGAATTACTGTGTGATC